TAAAATTTCTAAATTAAGGAGTAAAAGTGGCAGGAAGTAAACAAGCAGTTATTGATAAATACGCTAAGTCTAGTGGTATTTCCAAAGGCACTTTAAGTAAAGTTTATAAACGAGGGCTAGGAGCATACTATTCTTCTGGTTCTCGACCAGGCGTATCTGCTCATCAATGGGCCGCAGGTCGTGTGCGATCATTTGCTACTGGCAAAGGCGGTGCAAGAAAAGCAGATGCAGATTTATTAAGACCAAAACGTAAAAAGAGGTAGTTATGTATCATTCTAAAAAGAAAGCTAAAAAAACTAAAATGAAACCTAAAGCTAAAAAGAGGAAATAATTATGCCATTTAGTAAATATTCACCTAAACAAAAAAAATTAGCTCGAGTTGCTAAACCTCGTAATAAAATTACTGGTGCAGATTTTAAAAAACTAAGAGCTAAAAAGAAAAAGAAAAAATGAAAAAAAAAGTCAAAGCTCCTAAAGGTTATCACTTTATGAAGTCTGGTAAGACTTATAAGTTAATGAAACACACGGGTAGTTTTAAGGCTCACAAAGGAGCTAGTTTAACGGCTGAATTTGAAGTACAAAAAGTTCACAATGATTGATAAATTAATAGAACCTGCTTCAAATATTATTGGTAAGTTTGTTAAAGACAAAGACTTACAAGCCAAACTAGATCACGAACTCCAGACTTTATTTCATCAGGCCAATCTAGCCCAAATAGAAATATTAAAAGAAGATGCTAAGTCTAAGAATTGGTTTCAAAATTCTTGGCGGCCCTTCGTGGGTTGGACTTGTGGAGTAGCAATGGCGTACCATTTTATTATTCAACCGTTATTGCTGACCGTGTTAACTGCTACTGGTACACAAATTGATTTACCTGATTTTGATTTTGCACAACTTAGCACTATTTTAATGGCAATGCTTGGCATGAGTTCACTTAGAAGTTATGAAAAAAAACATGGAGTGCATGGTAAGTAACAATGTTTTCAAAAAAAACATTAGTTTGGTCAAACTATCCTAATTTTAAACCTGAAGAATTTTTATGTCGGCACACTGGTAAAGCTGGTATTCATTATAAACTTATGGAAAATTTACAAGCTTTACGCACAGACCTAGACTTTCCCTTTGTTATTACCTCTGGTTATCGTAGTCCAGAGCATCCTGTTGAAATAATTAAGCCTGAACCTGGAGTGCATAGTAAAGGTTTAGCAGTAGATATATTGTGTCAAAGGGAACAAGCGTATAAAATTATAACCAATGCTGGTAATTATGGATTTACGGGCATTGGGGTTAACCAAAAAGGTAACAATAGATTTATTCATTTAGATATTGCTACCGAGGTTGATGAAGAACAAAGACCGACTGTGTGGAGTTATTAAGTGCCTAGAGCAACAGTTTCAGAAATAGCAAATCAAATTGATACTCACGAAAAAGTATGTGGGGAGCGATGGAAAAATGCTTATGCACGTTTTGATAGAATTGAAGAAATGATAAAAACTAATAATATGCGTTTATGGTGGATTGCAGGTATTATTATTTCTTTATTAGTTTCGCTAGTAATTAGGTCCATGTTTTAATGTCCAGTCCTACCCAACAAGAAATTTTAAAAGCCAATGAAGCTGAACTTATTTTAAAAAGTGATGTTTTTAAAGAAGCTGTCCAAAACCTCAGAGCAGAATATATTTATAAATGGGAATCTGCTAACGATGAAAATGTAGATTTTCGTGAAAATTTACACAAAGCCATAAGAATTTTACCTGAAATAGAAAAACATCTCCGCATTATTGTAGAGAAAGGTAAGATAACCAAAACTCAAATAGAAAAACTTAGAGGTGTTTACAAAGCATAAACCCTTGAGCTTTATTGTTGTTTTGGTTTAAAATTAACACTTAATTATTAAGAGGTAATTAACAATGGCAACAACGGATAAACCGATTGCATTACAAACAAATATGCAAAAAACAGAACAAGCATTTAATGCGTTCTTGACTCCTGAAGAGGAAGTAACAATTGAAGCAGAAGATGTAGAGCCTGTTGAAGAAGCTGCTGAAGTAGTAGAAGAAGTTTCTGAAGAGCTAGAAATGGCTGAAGAAACTGAACCTGAAATTGAAGCAGCAGAAATAGAAGAGGATCTTGAAGAAGATTTAGAAGAGTCGCAAGAAGATCAAGTAGAAGTGGCGGAGGAAGAACAACCTCAACTTTACACTGTTAAACAAAATGGTATAGAGATTGAAGTTACCCTCGAAGAACTCCAAAACGGGTACAGTCGTCAGCAAGACTATACACGCAAGACTCAAGAATTGGCTAATCAACGCAAAGAAATTGAAAGCCAACAAGCAGAGTTGCAGCAAAAGGACGAACTTTATAAGGAATTATTGCCTAAACTTGAAACCTCATTGAAAGGTGAATTGGCAAATGAACCAGATTGGAACGCTATTTATGACGATGACCCAATTGCTTATGTTCGTGAAAAAGACATTTGGAACGATAAGAAAAAACAATTAGAAGCTACTCAAGCTGAACAGAAAAGACTTCAAGAAGAAGAAGTTTCTAAACAGCAACAACAAATTAAAGAATTTGTTGAATACGGTAATCAACAATTGTTAGAAAAAGTTCCTGAGTGGCAAGATTCAGCTAAAGCAAATGCTGAAAAAATAGCCATTAGGGATCACGCCATTAATGTCTTAGGATTCACGCCAGAAGAAATGGATCAAGTTTATGACTATCGCATTTTGTTAGGTTTAAGAAATTCTTTGTTGCATGAAAAAACTTTAAAAGCAACTAAGAAGAAACCAACACAAAAAGCACCAGCAAGAGTAGCTCGACCTGGCACAGTCAATCAAGTGAAGAAATCAACTCCTTTAAAACAGTCGAAACAAAAATTAGCTAAATCAGGCAAAGTGCAAGATGCGGCTAAAGTATTTGAACAAATAATTTAATTCTGGCGTAAGCCAGAGGAGTAATAAAATGGCTAAAGTCACAAATGCCTTTGATACTTATACTGCGACTGCTGATAGAGAACAATTAAGTGATGTTATTTACAACATCTCTCCTACAGCAACTCCAGTTATGAGTGCCATTGGTAAAAACAATGTAAAAAATGTGCAATTCGATTGGCAAACTGAAACCTTGCCAACTCCAAGTGCAACTGGAAAACTTGAAGGTTTTGAACTTTCAAGAGCAGCTTCAACTGCTACAACTAGGGTGAGCAATGTATGTATGATTAGCAGCAGAGATGCTACTGTCACTGGCTCACAAAATGCTTCTGATGCCGCAGGTAAAAGAAGTGAAATGGCGCACCAACTAGCTATTATGGCTAAAGCGTTGAAAAGAGACATGGAAGAAGCCTTGACTCAAAACAATGCGAAAAATGCTGGTAACGCTACAACTGCTAGACAAACAGGTGGTCTTGAAACTTGGATCACTACTAACAAGTCTATCGGTTCAGGTGGTGCTTACAGTGGTGGTGGTGCTTCTACTACTAACGGAACTCAGAGAGCAATCACTGAGACTCTAGTTAAAACTGTGCAACAAGCTTGTTTCACAAATGGAGCAGAACCTTCACTATTAGTAGTTGGGCCTCATGTCAAATCAGTTGTTTCTGGTTTTACTGGTAGAAGTTCAGCTAGACAGTTCGTAGATGCAAACACTATTGAAGCATCTGTATCTATCTACTCTGGTGATTTTGGAGAACTACAAGTAGTTCCTTCAAACAGAAGTAGAGCTAGAACTGCTTTACTATTAGATCCTGAGTACGCAAAAGTTTCTTATCTTAGAGATTTTGAAACTATTGACATCTCAACTATTGGTGATGCTGAGACTAAAATGTTAGTGGTTGAATACGGCCTTGAAGTGAGCAACGAAGCTGCTCATGGAGCTGTTTACGACTTATCAACATCATAAGTTTAATTAAGGGGGGTGAGTAATCACCCCTCTTTTTTAAGATGGCAAGACGTACTATCATAGATACTAAAACAAACTTTATTAGCGAGTTTGCTACTGAAGACGACAAGTTTGTTTATCACACACAACAAAACGTAGCGCCCGTGTTAGATCACGTTAAAAAAATAAAAGAATTAAATCCTGTGCCTGGCAAAGAAATGCGACACTGCGCAGAGATTCCTATGGTAATATATGAAAAAATGGTTCGAGAGGGTTGGGCGCAAGATAAAGCTAAAATGAAAAGATGGCTAAACGATCCTGAGAATAAAATGTTTAGAACATGGCAAGGTAAAGTATGACTTATACTGAATTAAAAACACAGATTGCAGATTTTTTAAATAGAAGTGATTTAACTTCTAAATTAGATTTTTTTATTGATGCAACCGAAGGTGAATTGAATAGAAGATTAAGAACCAAAGAGATGATTAAAAGAGCTACGGCAACTGCTGACAGTCAATATTTATCTGTACCTACCGATTGGTTAGAAGCTATAAATGTCGAAATAACTTCAGGTGATTTTACGCCATTGTTACAACAATCAATTGAATCATTGGATGTTTACAGAAAAGCTAATAACAATGTTTCTGGTCAACCAGTATTTTTTGCATTAGTTGATAATACAATGGAACTTGCACCTACACCTGACACCAGTTATACATTACAATTAACATATTACGGTTCGATAACAGCGTTGAGCAGTACCAATACTAGCAACTTTTTATCGACTGGACATCCAGACGTTTATTTATATGGATGTTTAAAACACGCTTCTATCTATCTTATGGAAGACGAGCGTGTATCAATGTTTTCTCAACTGTTTGAAAAAGCTTTAGAGGAAATGAGAATGGAGCAAGAACGAGCTGAATTTGGTAAAGGTTCGTTGATACCAAGAAGAAGAACTTATGGTAAGGCTCATAAAACAACTTATCATTTTAAAAGTTAGAGGTAAAAAATGGCGGGATTTAGTGATTATTTAGAAGACAAAGTTTTAAACCATGTTTTTGCTGGTAGTGCTTTTACAGCACCATCCACTTTGCACGTGGCTTTATACACTGTAGCTCCATCCGATACAGGTGGTGGCACAGAAGTTTCTGGCGGAGCTTATGCCAGACAAACAGGAACTTTTAGTGTTTCAGGTACTAATCCAACTACTGCTAGTAATACTGGCGCTATAGAATATCCTACTGCGACAGCAGGTTATGGTACAGTCGTAGCGGTTGGTATTTTAGATGCTTCATCTGGTGGTAATTTATTAGCGTATGCAAACTTAGACTCTTCTAAAGTTGTCAGCACAGGCGATGTATTTCGATTCAATACAGGCGACTTAGATATAACTCTGGCATAACATCATGGCCAGTATCGGCTACAACCAGGGTTACTATAGTAGATCCAAATATAACGATTTAGCGCATCAAGCGGAAGCTGCGATTAATGCGACCAGTAGTGTTTCTGGTATTTTAACTGGAGTTATTGTTGGGTCAGCAACTATCGCTGCTACCAGTGATTTAAATGTTATTGGTACACAAATTGATCGAGCTACTGCTACGATTCAAGCCGTTTCTGGAGTTAGCGCTGTTGGTCGTCAAATAGATCAGGCCCAAGCAACTATCGCTGCTACTGCTAGTGTCAACGCAGTTGGTACTTTCAAACATTTAGGTAATGCTACCGCTGCTGCTACCGCTACCGTTGTAGCGATTGGCGGAGTTATCTTTAAAATTGAATTAACCATTGCTCAAACAAGTGGCTTTAACGCTATTGGTGGTTTAAAATGGACAGACGATGTAGTAGCCGCAGATACTTGGACCGATCAAACCGTACCTGCTGATACCTGGACTCCACAAACTGCTGCTGCAACTACATGGACCGAATTAGATAAACAACAGGCAGCATAGTATGGCAGACACAAACACAACAAATTTAAACTTAATTAAGCCTGAGATTGGTGGTGCTGAAGACACTTGGGGTGTATCTATAAACTCAGATTTAGATGCACTTGATGCTATTTTTAGTGCTACTGGTACAGAGATAGATGTCAGATTCAATTCGGCAAACTTTGATGACAACAAAAAAGCCATCTTTGGCACAGGAGATGATTTACAAATCTACCATGATGGTAGTAATTCTTTTATACAAGATGCAGGTACAGGCACACTCAGAATACTAAGTGATGATGTAAGAATTATGAACGCAGCAGGTACAGAAATATCTGCACAGTTTATACAAGATGGTGAAGCAAGATTAAAGTTTGACAATAGCACTAAGTTAGCTACTAAAACAGGTGGAATAGAGGTTACAGGTAATATTAACAACACCTCTGGTGACTTAACCTTAGATGTAGCAGGAGACATCACGCTTGATGCCGATGGAGCTAATATAAAATTTGCAAATGGTGGTGTTGAGTTTGGTCAAATACTTACAAATGCAACTCCAAATGATTTTGTTATAAGGTCTAGCATATCTGATGAAGATATGGTTTTTCAAGGTAATGATGATGGGACTGTTTTTGCTGCCCTCACCCTTGATATGTCAGCAGCAGGTAAAGCTACCTTCAATGATGCAATAGTAGCGTCAGGTATTTCGCAATTCTCAGATGTTAATATTCCAGATAATAACGCTATTAGATTTGGTAACTCACAAGATTTACAAATCTACCATGATGGCACACATAGTTATGTTGCTAATGGCACGAACACTTTATATTTAAGAACTGCGAGTTCATTGCAAATAGAAAACTCTGATGGCTCAGAAGATTTAGCTACTTTTGCAGTTAATGGAGCAGCAACTTTATTCCATGATAATTCATACAAACTAGCTACTACTTCTTCTGGAATAAATATTGATGGCGGTATAGACATTAAAGATGGTTCATCTTTGAATGGAACTATTACTTCGTCAAGTAACTCACTTACCTTAAATGCAAGAAATACAGGTGTGCTTTTATTTCAATCAGGTGGTAATGAAAAAGCCAGAATAGATGGTTCAGGAAACTTGTTAGTAGGCACAACAGGCTCAAGTCTATCAAACAGCAGTTCAGCTACTGGTATTAATTTAATTCCTAATGGTGCTTCTACATTAGTTAGAGATGGTGGTACTGCTTTGTATCTAAATAGGTTGTCAAGTGAAGGAACTATAGTTGATTTTAGAAAAGATGGTTCAACACTTGGAAGTATACAAGTAGCAGCAGGAACAATAAAAATTAATGGTCCTGATGGCAGTGGTTTGTATTTTGGCAATAGTTCAATCTTTAACAGTGGTGATGCGACTAAAAGTTTGGGCATAAGTACAAATAGATTTACAGACCTTTTT